GACCGCCTAAAGAGCGCTCATGTGCGAATGGACAGGCAGGACGGACGGCTGGATAAGCACGACGATCTGATTCGCGGCCTGGGTGAGTCAGTGGCGGCGTTGAAGGGTAGCGCGTAGCGAAGGGAAAAGGCAATGAACCCTGTTGAAATCATCCGGCTGATCGGACTTTGGAGAAAGTTCGAAGGCCTCACCAAAGAGAAGGGAAGTTTTATGGCGAAATATGCGCAGTACCTGCATCTGTTGGTCACGCTGTGTGGCGTGATCGGAGTCCCAGTATTTGCTTCGAATTGGCTTGCCCGGCCGGAGCACAGCGCGATCTTCGCTGTGCTTGTGGCTATGTCGGTTGGGCTGCATGCGATGTGTCCGTCGATCTTCGGCGCCCCGAGCGATGACGCTCAGTTCAAGGCTGGACTGACAAAAACAGGAATGCTTCTGCTCGTGTTGCTGCTTCCGATGTTTGCCAATGCGCAGACGGCAAACCAGGTCGGTCAGGCGCTGACGCCTGCAACGACCATCGATAACTTCTACGCGGCCGGCGCATCGTACAGCGTGAACGCCAGCCCTGGTATTGCGGGAACAGGACTTTACGCGCATCTTGTGGCGGGGAGTGGAACTTACGCGTTTACCGTTGTGGACGCACTGCCCAACACGATGCGACCGTTTACGGTGACAACCAACATCGGAGCCGGAATCGCACAGAAGGTGACGTCGGTCGGCAAAGTAGGGATTTATATTCCCACGGCCGCGGGAATCAGCTGGAATGGCACCAATACAGGCTGGCAATGGAATGGCGGCGCGGCGGCGATGTTTCCGCTGAAGAATGGCTACTACCTGATGCCGACAGTACGGTTTCTGAAGTCATCGGTCTCTGGAGGGACGGGCTACCAGCCGATTGTTGGGTTATTGTTCGGCTGGGGCAAGTAGCCACAAGGATTCTAACGAGAAGACCCAACGAGAGGGGCTGAGTAGCGAAATGCGAAAGGCCCCGTATTTCTGAGAGCCGAAGACGCGAAACAATGATGAGGGTCGCGGTAGGGCGGCCTGCTAGGAATCGGCAAACTGGCGGCGCTGAGTAGCGAAATGCGAAAGGCGCCGTACGTTTTTGAAGGGAAGCAATGGGCTGGAAATACGCGCAGGGATCGGGCAAGCTGGTCAATCCAGCGGGAAGCGTTGTTGGCTTTGGTTATTCAGGGCGCGGCGTTGGGTTGAATAATCCTGCCGAGCAGGCAGTTGAGGACGTTGGGCCGATCCCACAGGGCGAGTGGACGATTGGCAGATTCTTCGATGATGAGGGTGGCAAGGGTCCGCTCGTTGCGCATGTTACGGCAGCGCCAGGTACTGAGACGTATGGTCGCTCAGGGTTCATGATCCACGGTGACAATGAAGCGGCCAACCATACAGCAAGTGAAGGGTGCATCATTCTACCGCGCGGGCTGCGAGTGATGGTGATGGCCAGTGCCGAATCGGCCCTGACTGTGACGGAATAAGGAATGCCGAAGAAACCTTGTGCTGCTCCAGGCTGTCCGAATCTGGTAACGCGTGGCTACTGCGACCGCTGCAGGCCGGCGACCGCTGCGGCAGTCAGCGAGGCGAACCGGGATAGCGCTGCGAGACGTGGATACGGTCGACGCTGGCAGAAGACAAGCAAGGCAAGGCTTGAGAAGCATCCGTTTTGCGCTGATCCTTATGGCGTTCACAAGAGCAAGCCTGAGCCGGCAACGATGACGGATCATATTGTCGCTCACAAAGGCGACATGCGGCTGTTCTGGGATCCGAAGAATTGGCAGTCTTTGTGTGGCCCGTGCAACAGCCGAAAGGCGGCGCTCGAAGAGGGAGGTTTCGGAAGGCCCATCCGGTGGGCGGGGAGGGGTGAAATCTTCAAACCAAAGGCGCCGTAGACCGTTAGTGAAAACAAACTTTTACTTCCGCAAAATACAGAAAACGGCAAATTCTAGGCCTGAAACGTCGCTTTGTTGAATGGCTCTCTGAAATACCTGACAAACCCTCATAAACCCCGCTGGAGGCGTTCATTTAGTTCGTTGGATGCCGCGCGGACCCTTTAAACCTGGAAGGCACCTTATGTCGCGACCTCGAACTCCACTTCATGTGCTTGAGGCTCGCGGTGCGACCAAGAAGGACCCGCAGCGCTATCGTGAGCGCCAGGAGGAGGCCCGCAACGCGCCTAAACCTGAGCCTGTTGGGCCACCTCCAGAACATTGGAATGTCGCGCCCGAGTCGATGGGCGCAATGAAGTTCGCCAGGTGGAAGGTGATCTGGGCCGAGTTTGGTCCGCAGGTCACGATCCGTACGCCGATGCGTCGCGCGCTGCTCGAACAGTTCGTCGTCGCTATGGATAATTTCCGCAGGCATGGAGATTCGATGTCGGCGTCAGATAGAAACAACCTTCTTTCGCTTACTTCGAGGCTCGAACTTGATCAGCGGCTTCCGGGTGTCGGAAAAGGAGTAAGGGGAGTCGATGGCGCCTGGGAAGAGTACGGGTAAGCGACCCAGTCGCGCACAGCTTGACCGTCTCTATTCCAACGCAGCTACCCGGTATGCACGACATGTCGTCGCAGGCAAGATCGTTGCTGGCAAGTGGGTCATTAAAGCTTGTGCGCGCCATCTGGGAGACCTGGCGAAGTCGGCTCTTCCTTCCTATCCCTACCGGTTCGACGCCGCCAAGGTCGGCCGCGTATGCCGCTTCATTGAGCAGCTACCCCACGTCAAGGGAGAGTGGGCCCGGGTTCAGCACGGACAAAACGGCACCATCAAGCTCGAGGCCTGGCAAATCTTCATCGTGGCTTCGCTCTTCGGATGGGTCGACAAAGTTACCGGCTTCCGGCGTTTTGCCGAGGCCTACATCAAGGTTGCGCGCAAGAATGCCAAGTCTACCCTGGCCGCCGCCATCGGCCTCTACATGCTGGTGGCCGATGGCGAAGTTGGACCTGAAGTCTACTGCGGCGCTACCACCAAAAAGCAGGCGATGGAAGTCTTTCGCACTGCGCGCCGCATGGCGAAGAAGGCCCCGCGGTTCAGGGAACATTTCGATCTTGAGGTAAACGTAGAATCGATAGTCGCCAGGCGCGACGACGGAAAGTTCGAGCCGCTCATTGGCGACCCGGGAGACGGAGCGAATCCATCCTGCGCCATCATGGATGAGCGTCACGAGCATCCGAACAATAACCTGCGCGACACGATGGTCACCGGCCAAGGGTCGCGCCGGCAGGGCCTGTCGATCGATATCACCACGGCTGGAACGGATTCAGCCAGCCCGTGCTATATGGAGGAAAAAGACTGCGAGAAGATCCTCGACGGTATCGATGAGAATGAATCCTTTTTCTGCATCATGTACGCCGCGGACGATGAGGACGATTGGAAGTCTGTCATCGCGCAAAAGAAAGCCAACCCCAACTATGGCGTTTCCGTTTTTCCTGAGTTTCTCGAAAAACAGTTACGCAGCGCGCTCCTGTCGCCGCAAAAGCAGTTCATCTACAAAACCAAGCACCTTGACCTTTGGGGTAACTCCGCCAGCACCTACTTTAACCTGGAGTCCTGGGCAAACTGTAAAGACGCCAGTCTCTCGCTCGACGAATTCAAGGGAATGCCCTGCTGGATGGGTAACGATCTCGCGGCACAGATTGACCTGGCTTCGCGGATCAAGATCTTCCAGCAAATGCAGAAAAATGCGGAAGGCATTCTTGTTCGACATTACTACGTTTTCGGTTGTCACTACGCGCCAAAGGACACCATCTACGACGGCGATCACGCGCATTATGAGCGTTGGCATGTTGAGGGGCACCTGAAGGCGGTTCCCGGGCCCGAGATCCAGCTTTCTGTTATCCAGTCGGATATAGAGAAGGAGCTTTCCGAATACGATTTTCAATGCATCGCCTTTGATCCCTGGTCTGCTCTCCATATGCAGCAGCAGCTCAGCGAGCAGCTCGGCGACGATATCGTCATCAGTGTTCCGCAAACGACGCAATATCTCAGCCCGGCAATGAAAGAACTGGATGCGGCTATGCGCTCCGGCCGGCTGCATCACAACGGAGATCCGGTTCTCACCTGGGCCATCTCCTGCGTTATCGCCCGTACCGATGCAAACGACAACGTCTTTCCGCGCAAACTTGAAAACGGAAAAGACAAAATCGACCCGGCCACCGCTCTCATTACCGGCCTCAACCGGGCTATGGTCGGCGAAGTTAGGCGGCGCTTCACTCGGCCGCTGATCGGATTGCTATGAGCAGGTTCAGTTTTTTTGACGTGTTGCTATTTGCCGGTTTCGCCTCGCTCTGTTATGGGCTCTGGCTTGCATGGCATCCCGCAGCGTTCATCCTCGGAGGCATTTTGCTCATCGTCTTCAGTGTCCTCACGGAACGTGGCCGCGCCGCTGAGCGCGCCCAGGCAGCACGCAGGGGGAACTCGTGAGTATATCCTTGACCTTGATGCGCGGTGCCTACGGGCTTCGCGCGGATCTGGGCGGCGCGCCAGCTCCATGGGATGATTTTTGGTATTCAGCAGTCGGCGCTCCTTCCGTTTCCGGGATGCGCGTCTCGCCAGAGTCTGCCAAGCGCCTCGGCACCGTCATTGCCTGTGTCAGTGCCAAGGCCCGGGCTCTGGGCGTGCTTCCGTGCCTGATTTATGCCGATCTTCCCAGCGGTGGAAAGAAGATCGTTCGCAACCATCCTTACTTCCGTCTTCTTCACTCGCGGCCCAACAGCATGCAGACTGCGTTTGAGTTTTACGAGATGGAGCAGGGGCACCTCGAGCTGCGCGGCAATGCCTATGCAGAGATCCTGACCAGCAGCCGCGGGGAAATTGGCGAACTGATTCCCATGCACCCCGACCATGTTACGGTCGAGTTGCTTTCGAATGGAACCCTGCGTTATCAGTACAATGATCCGCTCACGCGCAGCACGCGTACGCTTTTGCAGGATGAGGTCTTTCATCTTCGCGAGTGGCCCGATCAGCGCCAGATGGGTCAGTCTCGTATCTCGATGGCCAAGGATGTTCTTGGTGTCGCTCTAGGCCAGCAGGACTATGCTGGCAAGTTCCTCAAGAACGATGCGACCGCTGGCCTTATCATCACCGGAACGAATTTTGAATCCAAACAGGAAGAACAGGCCTACGAAGAGGCGTTTCTTAGGGCCAGCACCGGCGA